CAGCCACCAGTCAGCCCCCCGATCAGTGTTTTCAGTTCGCCAATCGTCGCTGGCATGTTGCCGCGATGGATCATTTTGCCGGTTGCCTTGTCGTAGACCACGAGGCCGGGCGAAGGTCCATTCAAATCCGTGATTGCTTTTTTGCCTCGTGATTCACCAGTCGTCAGGTCATATGCTCGCCAGTCGTTTCCGGCGTCAACGAATGCCGTCCACGCGACGAGGCCGTTCATGGTAATGGCCATGTCAGGCGAGCGGTTCATGGTGTCTTCAACGATTGCGAGGCTGACGTGTTTGGCTGTTGGTTGTGGTTTGGGTTTCGTGTCGTCATCGGGTGGAGGTATCGGCCCACCTCCTGAGACGGTCAGCACCTGACGCACAATGTCAGCCTGAGAAGTGACGCCGTGCGGAATCAAAATCAGTTCAGTTTTTCCGGAGGCTTTTGCCGTCACAAAATAAACGAACGGTGAGCTGTATGTCCGCGTTTCGATCTTGTTGGCCCCATCGACGAACAGACCACGCACGCGAATAGGCCCGCTTGACGCTTCGATGTCCACATAGCCCTCTGGCGATGTCAGCGTGATGAGTTCAGTGTCTGACTCTACCACATAAAATTGATCAGCCGACAGAGAGCTTATGGTTTCAGACGATGGCACTGGCGTTGTATCTGGTTCGATTAGCACCGGCGCAACAGGTAGCGTGATATCGCAGCCTGTCGCATAGGCGATTCCCCATATCACAAACAAGGAAAAAGCAAACAGTGCATAGCGGTTCACGCGATGTCTCTCCCGGCTTCGTTCGCGCACGCTGTAGCGGTGTCAGAGTCAACAGTCAATGCCTGAGCGATCACTGCTTTCGCAAGTGCGAACGATTGAGCCTTAGTCATCGGCTCATCGGCTTCGGCTCGAACGCGGCGGGCAGTCCTGCGTAACAATGCCTCGGGGTGAGCGTCGTGATACCGTTTCAGGCTCACCGCAACGAGGCTTGGATTCGGCTCGTCATTTTTATTGAAACAGCTCATCAGCAACGGCAGAACCGTTGTGATAATTGTCAGGATCGTGATTAGATCAAACCCAACCGCGTTCGCGTCAACGCGATCTGCTGCCGCTTTAGCCTGAATTTCGAGACTGGAAATAGACAAAGATCACCTCAACTTTCCGTTAATGGTTGCGGGGAATCAGCCGGTTAATGTCTGATCTTTTGCTTCGCGCCCTGTTTCGCCATTTCGCTGGTTACTAGGTTCTGGCGAGTCTGAAACAGTGCCGCGATAATCAGCAACTGTGTAATGACAGCCTCGATATTCGGGACAGTTTTTGCGTCACCGTCAATCAGAGCAGTGATAAACTGAATCACGAGAGATATCGCCGCCATGACAGCGATCAGCTTAGGCTTCCAGCTCGCGCCGAGTAATCCGTGAATCATTGCATCGACCCCGCCCGCGTGATTGCGTGTAGCGTGGATGCTACGGATTCGCAAGGCAATTAGCAATAGCCGCTTGCATTACTTTGTATTTCATCGCTCGCCACCCTCCACATAAAAGCCATCCGCGTCCCACAAAATCTCATCACAATCCTCGAGAGTCTGTCCGTCACGACGAGCATAGACGCACGCAAATGCGTCCGTCGCGATACTCGCCGAAAAACTCCACAACCACAGCCGCACGGGAATGCGTTTCGGTGCTGTCGTAAGTTCACACGATGGCTCAACCCAGTCAAAACCCGTACACCGTGGCTCGTGACGCCAGTTCGTCATGGAATTAAACTGGAAACTAAACCCTGCTTGGTTCTCGTATATCATACCGCCATTTAGTTTCACGCCGACAATTCGGATGATACTTCCGTCGTCGCTGACCCAATACTCGCCGGGAAGCGGCGTTTTCGTCTCACTGATTTCGGCCACTGTTCCTGCTCCCGATAAAGTTTCAAATTTGTAAAGTCGTAAACTGCTAATTCCCGGCTTCCCGCCCGCACGCGTAGAAGGGTATTTTTTTTCAAAAACATTGGGGTTTATACAAATGAAATCTCTCATGGTATCCCCCCCTGTAATTAAGGAAAGAAGGGTCTTATATGATAAGCAAATTTTTTCTTTTCCATATAGAACACTACAAAACCATAGTGTACATCTGCTATGAACTTAATGCCCAAACAGTGTGGCACGAAGTCGGAAAGAAGTTCTTGGGATGCCTGCTTCTTGCCGTTCGTGCGCACTTAAATCCACCCCTATTCGATGACCAGAAACGTCATTGCCGACCGCCCGCCAGTCACTTTTTCACCCTGCAAAATCGTGCCGTCAAGGATCAATGTTTGCAGGATATCGCTTCGCTCCTTTGGTTTCAGACCTCTGGTTTTCCGTGTGATTTCCGTCAGCGTCCATGCCCTGTTTTCTGTCCTCAATAGGGTTCTCATCTCATTGACCTGCTGACCGAAAGGCGTTTTGGCGACGTGCCTGTCGGCCTGCTGGAGCATCCTGCGCGTGATCCAATTATTGATCCTGATCGCCAAATCAGCGTCTTGCAATTGGATCGTCGGAAGCGTGACGCCATCGAATCGAGAGCAGGCAAACAGCAACGCCAGCTTGATTGTTTTCTCCGCAGCCCGAGACCAAATTGCCGCCGTGATTGGCTCCTCGGACATGCGCCTGTTACTGATCTGGCAGGTATGTTCGTGCAGTCGCTCTTTTGCCGCTTCGTCCCGCAGGATAGCGAGCGGCCATGCGCCGTCAGACTTGTCAGCCATGTCGCCTGCGTGCGTTCGCAGACTTAGCCAGCCATTGACTCGTTCTATGATCGACTCTGGTATTCTGTCGTCGGCTGGATCCTGGTAAGGCACATACTTTGTCGATTCAAAGACTAGACACCTGCCAATCAGACCGCCTTTCAGGTTTGCCTCCGTCATTGACTCCCAAAATCCTTCAGGAACCGAAGTCCCGTACAGCACCAAGTGTGGAAAATGCAGTGTCTTAACCTTCGCCCGATCTCCGTAAGCGTCACCGATCCAGATGCTATCGGCTGAAGAAAATATCTGCATCAACACACTGGCAATCTGCACCAGATGCGGACTTGACCTGTCTTGCATCGCCATTGCTAGATGCTGGATTTCGTCAATCTGGAACAGCGTATTCCATTGGAACGCCATTGCTGAAATGATACCGGCGTGACTTCCGATCCGCTCTGGCCCGATGATATCGCCGCCACCTGCCGCCCGCAGGATGTTGCGATTCAGCTTCCTGCCGTGATCTTTGCCGCCACCACTCGGAGCCAGCCCGAGGATAAATAGATTCGTTCTCGCTCCACGATCTGCGACCTTGCCGCCCGTGATGGACGACATCAACGCGATTGCCGAAGCCAACGCCAGCTCAGGCAGAGGGTAGTGTGCAGTCGCCAGATTGTGCTTGACGATGTCCCCAATCAGACCGGGGATCTCAAGGCAGTCAATAGGAAATGGAACATCTGGAACTGACGAGCGATTGATCAGACAATCAATGTTGACGCCGTCATTCAAATCGACATACACCCGAGGCAGCTTGTCTGCCCGAGGCGTGCCGTTTGTGCGACCATTGATAGCAGCCTCCTGCAACTCGTCGAACCGTAGCGGTGTTTTGTTTTTCTGATTCCAGTCCCTTAGTAGGTCGAGAACCTCGCTGTCTGTCAACCGCTCGCCAAAGTCGCCGACCATCGAATGCAGATGTCCAGACAGGCTGAATGCTGCGTTCCTTAGATTGCCTTTGGATTGCCCTGGGATCGTTTCGACGTAGGCGACTGCCCGTGACATCAATGGCGTGTCAGTGACTCGCGGCGGAGCTGGTAACTGTTTAACCGCTGCCGTCTGTTGCTCCGCTCCTGACAAATAGGTTTTGCAGAGCCAATCAATGACTTGCTGTCCGTCTGCGATTGTGTCCTGTCGGTTGTAAACGTCGCCGGTAATCGTCCAGAACCGCGCGTGATCGTAGCACTCAATCTGCTGCTTGTCGTCGCCGATCTTGTGCAGACACTTAGCACCCTCTGGCTTCCTAGCGCGTGTCAGGAACTTGATTCCAGTGCCACTCGGACTGATCTCACCGTAGGCAACGCCGTCAAGCCTTGCGACAATTGGTAGTGCCCATTCTCTTAGATTGCCGTCTTCGTCAAGGCAGTTGTCTAGATCGATGCCTGTGTATGGCCCATCGTGCAACTCAAAGGCCAGTCCCTGATAATAGACGCACGCCCCGAGAGCGTTTTCGTAGTCAGTCCATGTTTGAGGATCATTAGACTTCGCCGCACTACCATTAAGCTGCAACGGGATTTTGACGCCTTCGCTGCTGTAGTTCCAGCAATGCCACTGGCGAAGGCTTTTAAGTTCTGCGGGGACGTGGAACATGTTAAGGCTTCTGTTCAGGATCGCGTGATGATTCGTTTTTCGTATTCGAAACCAAGTTCAGACATTGCTGTTTCGATTACTTTATTTGTTTTATGATGTCGGCGAAATGTCTTCGTCGTCAGGCTCTGCGGATGAATATCAATTCTTTCTAAGCATAAAAAAACCCTCGCACATTGATGGTAGAAGCATCAACGCACGAGGGTCGGAAACAATATCAGTTGTGGCCTGCCCTTCTACGGCATTCCGTGCCACGATTGTAATCACTCACGACCGCCATGATCAACCTAAAAAGGTACATCATCATCAAAACCACCCTCGCTCAACAACTCAACCGGCTCATCCGCCTCACGCCACGTCTCCGGTTTATCTTCAGCGAACTCAACCGATTTGATTCGGAAATACTTGCCGTCCATTTCAGTCGTGATCGTCACTGGCATTCGGCACGCACCACGGTCCAGCATGTCGATTGCTTCACTGACATCGTTCGGGCAATAGCTAAGACTCCTTGCCTGCCACCACAGGCCAGCCTTTGTTCTCGCGTATCCGGTATGTTCAAGACAGATGTACTCGCTGATCGTTTGCTTCATGTCGCCTTCGCCCTTCGTGCAGTCGTAATCGATCCTCAGTGTCGGAGGAGCATCGCCGCCACCTTTCTTCGTGTGACGTGCCCATGTGACTCTGTTGACCGTCCATGTCTCCGGTGGCGTCTGGCCCGTAATCGCTGACTCGTGATCTGCCTGCGACTCATGTTTGACGGGAAAGATAAAACCGCAGTCCTCACACTCCGCAGATCTGGCGGCCACGTCCTGACCGCAGTTTGGACACTCCTTGCCGCGTCCATTGTTCTCCGCAGGACTAGTTCGCGTGCCGGTGAATGCTGCGGACGATCGGCCATAGTTTGGATCGTCGAGGCTGCCAAATCTTTTCAAATTTTCTCCGTAGTCTAGAACGAGAACTTCTGTTTTGGATTCGTGTTTTCGCAGTCCTCGACCAACAATCTGAGCAAACAATCCCGGCGACATTGTGGCCCGCAGGACACAGATAGCATCAATGCACGGCGCATCAAATCCAGTCGTCAACACATCGCAGTTTACAAGCCACCGAAGCGAACCGCGTTTGAAGTCAGCCAGCGTTGCCGACCGCTCCATCGCGAACGTCTCACCTGTCACGATGCCGACCACTTCTCCAGAATTCTGGCGGATCGTTTCGGCGACGTGTTCCGCATGAGCTACACCAGCCGCGAACACCAGAATCGAATGTCGTCCCTGACACTTCGCGACAATCTCTTTGCAAGCTGCTGAGACATTGTCGGTCGTGTCAAAAGCAGACTGCATTTCATTTTCAATGAATTCACCGCCGCGCATTTTGATAAGCGACGTATCAACGGTTTTATCTGCTGGCCTGTTCGTGATCGGACAAAGGAAGCCCTGCTGAATCAGGTCTCCTGTGTACGCTTCATAGCAAATTTTTTGGAACAATTTATTGCGTCCACAGAGCGGCCCTGATCCAGTACGATAGGGCGTCGCGCTCATTCCAGCTACACGCTGCCTTGGGTTTCCTAGTTTGACGTCCGCAAGAAACTGCCCGTACATCGTTTCGTCATCTGACGAAACCAAATGGCATTCATCAATAATGATCAGCGACCGCTCGCCAAGTTCAAGTGCTTTTCGGTACACCGATTGGATGCCAGCAAATACAACGTCGCTTTGCGTGTCTCGTGACTTCAAACCTGCGGAGTAGATTCCAGCCGACACGTTCGGCAGCAATGATTTCAGTGCATCAAGGTTCTGTTGTAGAAGTTCACGGCGGTGAGCTAGAACAACAGCCCTCCCGCCAAATTCAATACACTGGTTTACAATCATTGCTGCCAGAAAACTTTTCCCGGCACCAGTCGGTAAAACAACGATAGGGTTCCCCGGCTGTTCAGCTAGGAATTTCCAGACAGCGTCATTTGCTTGCGATTGGTAGTAGCGTGGTACAGTAATCATTCAACCAACTCCAGTTGTCTTACTTGCTTTAACTGTTTTATATTTGCAATTCTTCGGTACATCGCGGCTGATAGCTTCGCTCTTGTTTCCGTAGAAACGAACTTACCCCTATGTGCAGCAGCAGTTTTTTCAATTGCCTCTTTTGATGGCTTGCGGCCAACACAAGCTGCTGACATTTTTGCTCTTACTTCTTGTCCATGAACACGACCCCTATGCCTGTCTCCGATTTTCTTTTTTGTTTCGTCGCTAAGTTTTCTCCCGGTCATTTTCTGCCGTCTTTTTTCTACGGTCTCGGCAGATTGTTTTCTGCCAACCCTTTTCAGTCTCCCTTTCTCAATAGACTCTTTTGACATCACCCTGCCGGTTGCGGATGCTGCCATTTTCTTTTTCGTTTCCTCGCTGTGGCTTTTACCTCCGAGCCCGCCTGACTCAAGGTTTGTTAGATTTGCGCCAAGGCTCAACAGGTGCGATATCCAAAACCTTTCAGGCTCCTGCCAGTCTTCATCGTTGCTGTTTTGTATTTCCTCCAAGACAGTCACAAACGGGCTGTTACCCTCTTTTCGCAGCGACTTTATCCACCTGCATTTGTGGTTTTCTTTTTTCTCATATAGGTGCGCCATGAGCCTCATTTCTAGGTTTACAGTTTTGCCTACATACCTTGGCTGGAGAGTGTCCGGGTCTTGCAGGCAGTAAATCAAAACGTTTCTCATTCCATGAACTCCAAAGCAAAACCCTCGCACAACTGGTAGAGCAGTCATGCGAGGGCTGGTGTCAGGGTTTCCCCTGAAGAATCTAGTTTGTATCGCTCTCTACAGCGACACCCGGATTCTAATTGATTGCTGCAACAGAACCTAATACTAATACGGTATTTCTTCATCGCGGAATCATCCTTTACCCTTTGCGTTCCTTGTTTCGCTCAATTTTCTTCCGTGTTCTCGCCTCAGACAACCGCACGATTTTGTGCGGCCACTCGTTAAGTAAGCACTTCGCACAATCGCAATTTCTCCGCATTCGCAACGGCATTTGAAAACCGATCGCGTCTTGATTTTTCCAATCAGTGACAGAACAACCAGTAGACTGAAACGCTGACCGACTAAATCCCTTCGCCTAGATGCAATTACGCTTCACCTCTGGCAATCGCTAAAACTTCCAGCCCACACCGGCGAACAGATTCCATCGCATCAACCGACCAATGCGGCTGATCCATCACTCGCAAAATCTCAACAGAATGAACCATAAGGCGATTTGCAAACGTCTCAGCCTTTTCAATTTCAGGCTTCAACGCTTCCATCCGTGCAACCCGTGCCGCTTTCGCTTCGTCCGCCGCAATCTTTGCCAGCCGCTCGTCTTCTTGCCTGCGGATCAACAACGCAGCCTGCCGTTCTTCTTCGGCCTTGCGTTCTTCATTGAATCGAATAGCTTCGTGTTGCCGATTAAGTTCAGCCTGTTGAACTTCGAGCGACTTACGTTCGATCTGCTGTTGATGCAACATAGCCTCACGTTCAGCGGCCATTGCCTGCCGCTCTGCTTCCAGTTCTTCGCGTCTCACACGCAGTTCTTCAGCCTGCCGGGCGACTTCTGCCAGCCGATCTGCTTCGAACTTCTCTGCTTCCAGCCGTGCGGCTTCGGCCTGTTCGCGGAGTGTCTCGGCTTTCATTTTCTCACAGATAAAGTGCAAGCTGAATTCATCGTCGTTCATCTGCTCAATGGCTGCCACGTCTCCAGCGATGCACCCGGCCTGAGCCAGTCGTTCAATGCGATCGGTCAGCACCTTTCGCTTTTCAGCCTGCTTGGCCTTCTGTCGTTCGAGTTCTGCGGCTTCGTGGATCTGACGCTGGCCCCATAGTGCAGCCTCGATCGGTTCGACTTCGCTCACCAGCCGCTTTTCTTCTTCGATGATTGCACGCGAATACTTAGTCGCATCGTCTCGCAATTCCTTGCCGCGTTTCGTAATGTCAATCCGAAGCCGCTTCACCTGCTTGTGAGCTTCCTCAACTTTGCCGATGCCATCGACGGCCAACGTGAATTTTCCGTACGCTTTCACGTTTGCAATCATCACCCGTGACTCATCGAATTCTGCCAGTGCCTGTGTGATCATACTCATCTAACTCTCTCGAAAGTTTTGAAAAATAAACTACCTAGACCTTTTATCAATTGCCCAATTACGAAACGTCTGCATGTTCACAGTACTAAATCCTTTTGCACCCGATTCGCCGACTGGTTCCCACGTCACGCGAGTCCCTTCAATCGCCAAGATCCTGCGAGCTGTCACAGCGTATTGCGGCTTGCCTCTGCCATGCCAAATTTGCCCGACTGCCAATGCTGGTTTCTTCATCATGCTTTTTCATCTCCTTGCACAACATCAAACGAAACTAACTTGCAGGGGATCTCTGTCGTCTGCTCAATATACACAGCCAGTGCGTCTTCATCGTCACAAAGCCAGTTGGCGGCATCATCGCGCGTCATCATCAAGTCGATGACTACTCGATATCTCACACGATACTCACGTTTGAATTCATCAACGCCGCTTGAGTTTATGTTTCTCTCCGTCATGTTCTTAGCATCCTTTCGACAAACACATTGACCGCTTTATAAATTTCATCCGCACGCTCAATCGACAATCCAATAGCTGTGCATTTCATCAGCGTCGGTAGATCAACGTCACCGACAACATGCACGCCTGCTGCTGACAGGCAATCGCTGTCATGCTCAGACAGTTCAACGACTAATTGCAGATCCACTCGCAGTATCTCACTACGCGCATTGCTAGACATCTGTTTTTCTCCGCTTGGAAAAGATGAAAGAAAAACCGCTATCGCAGAACGGCGATAGCGGTAAAGACCATCATGCGAATGGATTTACTTTCGATCCTGCCGCAGTCGGCTGTGCAACGACTTCGGCCACTCGTGCTGCTGTCGTCAGCCGTGCTTTGTATCCCTTGACTTCGCTGCGAGGATTTCCGTTCTGATCCTTGCCGACCTTGATCGTGATCATCAAAGCCTTGTTCAGCAGCTCGCTGCTGTTCTGCGGATTCGGATTGTTCAGAGCCACGCAGATCGACTTCAGTTGCTGGCGACCGATCTGCTGTGCGACTGCTGACTTGTTCGTCGTGTTCAAACCGTCGAACAGAGTTCTGTTCTGAAATTTGCCGTCAATAATTTGCAGCTTTAGATTGCAGCGTTTGCCTGTTCCGTCCTTGGTGTCTACCTCGTCGAACTCTGTGATGATCGCTGGATAGTCACCAGCAGGAATAACCTCGAACGTCCTGTTCGGCTCAATACTTTCCAACCCAAGCCCCGAAAAACTAACCATCTTTACTACTCCTAAAACACGAAACACCTAAAAACCTAAACCCATTTGATCGGGAGGGATTCGAACCCTCTAAGCCCTATCACCACCCCTTACGATGGCTACCACTCCGATCAACACAGACGTTTATACACGGCCTGCAAGTGATGTTTCACACTGGGAAATGTGCCTGATACGCAGCCCAGTTGAATTCAATTTCCGCAGGCATCCCAAGCCGATTTTTCGCGAGCACTGCTGCTGATTCCTGCGTCCGGATGTATCGCTCGTTTGCGTCCACGGCGATGGTTCGCTCCTTGTTGAAACCTTGGTCCTCTTTGCGGATGAACACGCGATAGGACGCAAACAGCACTTCGTCGCAGTATTCCTGCCACGCTGCTGATGCAGCCTGATGCAACGCTGGCTGATAGCGGTCGTAGCTGTCTTGGTCGGGACTTTCGAAACGTTTAACCTCTGCGTGAGCAAGCAAAATAACACTCATCCGCCGATCGGATCGCAGCATATCCAGCCGCGACATAATGCGGTCCCAGTAGGCCATCGCCTGCTTGTAGCCAGCACCGTACCCAATGTCACCAATTGATTCTTTGTTCGCGGCCTTGGCAACGGCGGCATGAATGATCGACTCCAGCCAGTCCATTGAATCGATCGCTAGAGTAAAAAAATCATGCTTCGAACTAATCAACCAATCGAGCGACTCAGTGACACCTTCGAGCGTTGTCAGGTGCTCCGTCCGTTTGCAGTCTATGTTGTTCAGACCGTCTTCCAAATTCAAAATAATGCAACCGGGAGCCTGACTGGCCCATGTGCTTTTCCCGATTCCGTGCGTGCCGTACAGCAGGCATTTCCTCGGTGCTTTTACTTTACCGCTTAGGATTTTCATACTTCACTCTTCCTTTTTTGATGACACTCGACACACAAAACACGCAACCCACTCGATTCACAAAACAGACGATCAGCGAACTCGCTCAGATCGGCGAATGACTTCAATGTTCCACACGGAACGATGTGATCGACTTGAACTTCTTTCCTGTAGTACCACGCCTCACAGCAGTCGCACTGATACTGCCATTTGAACTTCTTGATTCCACTTTCGTTTGGCCGTCTTCGTTCTTCTGCAGCCTTATGAATCGGAGGCCATCGCTGCGACAACTGGCGAAAGCCCGACCTAATGAACGCCCAGAAAGATGCCTCGGTCCATTGATTGCCTGCCCTCGTTCTTGGCACTCGATCTGTCTTCGGTTTCCGTGCCATCCGTGCCACTCCTTCACAAAAAATTTGATCATGTAAAATCAACCCCCTTTCCCCACTGCTCCGGGACATGCCGCTCCGTAAGTCGCAGCGGCTGGCCCTTCGTCACCAGTCGTTGCGCCCGCAGTGCCTCACACCATTCCGCACGAATCAACGCTGATTCCGTGACGATCCGTTCGTTCATTTCGGCTTCGTATTTTTTTTCTGCCGCCAGCAATTTTTTAGCCTGTATCATCGCCGCAGAGTCACGCTTGTTCGGCATCGACGATCTCCTGAATCTCAGCCCGGTGAATGCTCCATTCACGAGGAGCGTCAACACCGATCCGTGCTTTTGGCGAATAGCCCGGCGTTTTTCCGACGCAGGAACACAGCGTAATCGTGATCGTCTCGCCACTCGGCGACGTGATGATTAACTTTTCGCCGATCTTTCTGGATAGCACTAGCATCAAACAAACTCCCTTCAAAAAACTGCGGCCCGCTATCCCTGCGATTTAAGAACGATGTCAGTCGTCCACCGCTTTGGTCTCACATCATTCGGTTTTTTATTGTTGTTCTAAAGAGCCATCGCCAGAGCCATAGCCAGAGCCAGAGCCATAGCCATAGCCATCGCCATCGCCATCGCCATCGCCATAGCCATCGCCATCGCCATCGCCATCGCCATAGCCATAGCCATCGCCAGAGCCATCGCCATAGCCATCGCCATCGCCAGAGCCATAGCCAGAGCCAGAGCCATAGCCATCGCCATCGCCATCGCCATCGCCATAGCCATCGCCATAGCCAGAGCCATAGCCATAGCCATCGCCATAGCCAGAGCCATCGCCATAGCCATCGCCAGAGCCATAGCCATCGCCATAGCCAGAGCCATCGCGTTTCGCAGCGCGAGACAATCGCGATTCTGTTCCCGGTCTGTCGATTGGCTCACCGGCAATCGTTCGCGTCACGGCGATATAATCACGCACCCCTCCATAGCAGGCGCCAGATTCCAGAACGTCGATCACTGTGACGCGATCTTTCGGCAACCACGCCGCAACGTCTCGCATTACGCTTTCTCCCATTTCTCAGCGGCTTCTGGCGTCACTTCAAACACTGCCGTCACACCACGCACTTCGATATCCGCAGGTAGGCTGATCTTGCTGGTCGATGTTGGCCCCGTCGCAGCCAACTGCATCACGCCGCGAGTTGTGCCCCAGTAAATTGCCATCTTTGCGCCGGTCAAATGGATGACATCAGCGTCAGTGCTTCCCGCATGTCCAAAAAACACGCCTTTATGAGACGTGCAGACGATCACGGGACGCGATTCAGGTTTCTTTGCCATAGCAGTTTTCCTTTTCGAGTTAAGTAACGAATTGTTATTAGCCCGTCGCCGATTCGAACGGCGTCAGTGAATGTCAATCCTCGCGACGAGTTTGGATTGCTTGCGAGTTCCCACACTCGCCAGACGGGCTGAAGTTCTCACCGAATCCAATTGCACTCGACCGCCGCCGCGGCAAATAATCCAATAGCAACCGCACACGCTATCGCTAAGAGATCAGTCATTGTCCCGCTCCCACAAAAACAAAATCCTGTCATCCGCCATCGCATGGCCTGTGAATCCGTTGTCCCTGAAACAGAGCTGTGAAAAAATACTGTGGCCATCCACTTCGCAGGCGACGCCGCATCGTTTCTGATGGAGCACTTTGTCTTTCAGTCGATCGATCATCGCACTGGCAACGCCTTTACGCCGCCACTGCGGACTGACGGCCATCCGTATGATTTCGATCTGAGTTTTCCGCAACTCATACAGGCAAAATCCAATCGTCCGATTAAATCCATTTGTCGCCACGACACCGATGACTGTCTTTTTTCTAAGGGTCTTGGTGAATTGATCATCAGACCACGAATCGACATAACCTGCGTCATCGATTTGGATCACGTCGTCCATATCACGACGGATGAGCCAGCGGATTGATTCGTTGATGCTTGTTTTCATTTCAGTCTCCGTACTGTCGATCACTACTCTGTCGGCTCCTGCGACTCGTGCCGCAGAGCCAACAATTGGTATGCGAAAAACAGAACAATCGATGTGACGGCGAGAATTTCTACAATCATCTTTTCGTTCCTTCGTTCGTGTCTGATGTGCGGATTGCGGGCCGCCGCGATCCGACCCTCGGAAGGATCAGCTTGAAGCTGGCAGTTCAGCGAGCCAGATATTTGACCGCCGCAATCCTGCATGCGTACATGATTTTCGCAACGGGCAATTCCCCGTTGCTCGTCTCGTCGTCAACATCTACCGTGCCGTCAGGCCGGACCCAAAACCCCCATGAGCCGCTGGAAAAGAAACAGCACGTTTTGCCGGACGGATGGTGCGTATCGCAGTCATGAAGGAAAAACTTTCGGGCGATAGCGTTGCTTAGGTTTTTCATCTTAAATTCTCCCGGCCCTTGCGGGGCCAACCTGTGTTTTTTGTCATCCACACTGCGTGTCTGATGTGCGGTAGTGTAGAGACTATCTACCGTGCGTCAATGGTTGTATCGACGTTTTTCACAATTATTCTTTAGTCTTTATCCGCAGAGTTTCGAAAACCCTGATTTTTACGGGCTTTCAGCGTCGAAATATCTTTCGCAGAAAGTCTGAAGATGTGCTGATCTGTCTCCGGGATTGCGATTTTTCGCCCGATTACGCCGTGCTGACAGAGCCGCGACACCCACGCGCGGCTGAAGCCAGTGAGCTGAGAGACCTGCAAAACCGAGTAGGTTGTTTGTTTTTTTGCCATGATTGACAGTGTATACGGTGTCTAGCGAATGTCAAGAACGAAGCGAGCCAGACCGATCGGCCTGGCTCTCCCAGATGCTTCGTGTTTGCGGTGCATGACGCCGCCGCCGTAACTATGCTTTCAGATATTGATTCCCATCGCCTGCGTATCGTTCCCCAGCGTCGTTGAAATAATCACACGCAATCCTGATTCGCTCATCGCCTCGCGGATCTCCTCGGGCGACACATTGCAATAGTGTTCGTTTGGCCGAAGCTGACAGCCGTCGTGATGGCTGTGCGGCAATCGTCCGCAACCGGCGCAGGTGATAATCATCACGCCGCCATGATTGAGCCACGCTGCCGACCGAGCGATGATGCATTTCCATTCGCTCGTGTGTTCAAACACTTCGCAGCACAGGACCACGTCCACAGTATCGGGAGGCGTGTAGTCCAGTGCCGAGCCGACCCAATCGACTGCCGGGCCAGCGTACAAATCGAGCCCGGTATATCGTGCGTTTGGAAAATGCGGCCTGCAAGTTCCATTTATGTCCCTGCTGCCAATATCGATCACGCTGATCGGATTGTTCGTCGAAAATTGTTTGACGAATGCGAACGCTTCACTGTGCATTTAATTCCTCCTGATACTTATTCCACTTCGGATAAATAACTGAATTCCAATACGCTGGCAGATAGGGACTGCGCGTGTTATCCAAAAACAGACAGTCCGATTCCTCTTTCGGACACTGATGCCCGATCCACAGCTCACGACCTGCGTACCATTGAGCCACTTGATCCCACGGCCCGCGTCCAACGTCGGCCAATCTCCACCACCAGAACGCACCTGAATAGTACCAGCCGTGACGACAGAGTGGTTTTTTTGGATATTGTGCGCGAATAATGCCAGTTGCGACGAACCATTCAAGAGATCGTTCAACGCTGTCCCACGCATCTAGGTTGCCAGCGTACATCAGAGCAGACCAATCACGAATGAGTGGTGGCATTTCTTTTCCTCCGTATTTGACCCCCTTCGCGTGAGCGGAAAACACGATCTCTTTTTCGCTTGCGGATTCTGGCGATAACAATTTCAATGAAGGAACCCACGTCATCACCTCCCCGAGCTTCCGGCTGTTCGGCCTGATAACCGTGTAATCCCAGTGCAGACCAATCGACCTGCAATAGCTCAGCAGGTCGTCTGGTGTCACCGTGTCTTCATCGTGATTGATGCCGATCACTTTGATCCCGTTGAACAGATGCCACCGCTGAAGGAGCTGCTCAAGGTTCCACCTCCACGCCGTTGACGCATTCTCAAACGGGCAGACGTGATACGTCAGATGCCGGGCGACGTTGCTCAGGTCGCGGAAATTTGAATGGTCACGTTGGCGGATTTCGATCGCGGGAACAATCCGCTTTCCAAGGCGATGGAGGTGCTTCGCTAGTGGCTTTTGTGTTGCACATGCTTTTCGGATTTTAGCCCTGCTTGATCGCTGCATTGGCTGCGTCCTCAGCGGCGAGGGCTTCGTCAATGTATCTGCCGATAAGATATTCCACGCCTCCTACATGCAAAAATTCATTCGCTGTGATTGCGAGTCTCTGCCAGTATTTCGGTGCTGCTTTCGCCGCGTTAGCTGTGATCGATTTTACCCATCGCTCACGATCAGTACTCACTTCCCCAACCGTAAGTCCGTTGAGATCCCGGATCGCTTCCTTACACACGCCGCATGGGATAGGCCCCCATTTGTCGTGAAAGATTTTTTCCAGTCGCGTACCAATTTTTGACGCTGATAAATTGCGTGATGCAACCCTAGGAGGAACAATCTGTTGAGCCTGTGGCTCTGCCACAATGATTGGTTCAAGCCCGATTGATGCGCGGAAGTCATCGGACACCGACTGTAGTGGGTTCTGTCGTCCGTCTAATCCGCAACCCTCGCACAGATCGCGTTTTCTTCCCCTTAGATGGATACATTCGTCACGCATTACAGATCCAATTCAAAAGACATTTCTGGATCAGTACAGCACATGTCGCAATCGTTGTGGTCATCGATATTCCAATCGCCGCTGAACGTAATCGGCGGACACAATGATTTACTATCCTCAAAAACTTCTTGGGTAAAGCAAACATGTAGTACACGAGCAATAGTAATGCCCCACTTACATTGAGCGTTGGTATTACCCGACCACGTATTACCTGCCACGGTGACTGATACTGGCCCACCGCCGGGTAGGCAAAGTACTCCTCTCCAAAAAAGCGTAATTGATCCTCCCGTGTTAATGACTGGATCAGCTCCTGTGTTCATTTTGGCACTAACGAATGTGCAATGGACTACAGTCCCATCTATGGCTAGACAACCGGGAGCGTTAATTGTCACGTACACGGTTAGCGGCTGACCACAACACATATTGTGACATGGCGCGGCCAGCGGTCCATTTGGGATTGACGGGCTTATAGTTATGAGTTGGCACACCCCAAGTACCACAGACACACACTGGTTTCCAGTGCTGCCTCTTGTCTCTAGGTATCTAAATGTCCCTTCCAGTGTTCCACACGAAATACCTGTCGGTGCAGTTTCCGGATTATTTAGACTACAACTAATTATTACTTGTTGTGATAGACTTTGCTGATACTCGGGATTACCTCCCGTTGTCCATAACATTGGGTTGTAGCTACCGAAACGCCATGTGCAATTATCGTCTCCGCAACTTCCAAGAAGGTAGAAGATTTGACAGCACATGTCGTATTCATTTGCTACGGTTTTTTTATAGTGAAACGGCATCGATTGGTAGCTTATGGTTGTCTGACTTGCGTCTTCCCCGCAAACGCATCTACCTGTGTTTTCAACGATCTTGTACATCGGCACGGAGACATCGATCGTTACGAAACCCGCTTGTGTAACCGTCCGCGCATAGATGATTGCTGGCATATCGACTATGGCGGTTCCGCAACAATCGCATGTAGTACCACAGTTAGCAGACCGCGCGTTTCCTGATTTTCCAAACAATTTCCTTGTCACCGTCATCGCGCTCATTACTCACTTACGAATGTGTACAGCTACCTTTAGTTCAGTACGATTCTTCATCGACACACGGATCACAGATGGCTTCTTGACACACTTTTGCGGCGAACGTAATTGCCGTGCGTGCTACCAACGTATCGACCCCACCACAACATTCCCAGCGTTCTTTATACTCAGTCGTGTGCGTCTGATACCCTCGCAAAATCTGAAACACAGGTTCTGTTGAGCTTTCCATGGCATTTTCTGAACCAAGGTCTGCCAGAATGCAATCTGAACCGATCTCTAATGGGACGAGAACCGACTCCGGATCGTAGGCCAGCACGTAGACGCCAGTACCTGTGAGTTGCGACTCAAACTCGGGCAGCAAGATGTCTGCACAACTGTCGTCACCAGATCCCGAACTTGACCCAGTTGCCTGACCGCAAAAGTCTGGGACTTCGCCTTCGATTGGCGTTGTTCCAGCCCACTCGGCTATCTCAATTGTGTAGTAGCCGCGTGTTTCGTCAGCGTTCACAATACCGTATTGCAAGTTGATTGTTCCACGTATATAACGGCCCACCCATCGCCCGCGTTTCAACGGCTCGTTGAGGTTTTTATAATTGCGGTTGTTGTATTCTCGCACAACCTGCTGAATTTGAGCGATTGCCGCGCGAGTCAGCAGAAATGGTTTTTCTGCCATTGTTATGCCTCGTAGCAAATAACTCGAACTTTGCACGCAGCCGTATTTGCTTTCATATATATCGTAGCACCGGGTTCAAGTCGGATTGTGTGAGGCATGTCGCTTGGATTTAATCGGCCCACATAAACTCCTGCTGAACCGCCCCATTGCACATAATTTGTCGTGTCTAAATTATAGAACACAGCGACTCCTAATGTGGTGATGTCCGTGAATACGAGCGTTTCTTCAGTCGTGCCGATGATCACAATGATATCACGACTGCCTTGTGCGACCTGAGTGATCTGCGTGCTTGAATCGAAACGACTCGAAAATTTTCCGTTCGTGCATGACGTGTTGATGTTGACTTGAATTTCATTAGCCATGGGCAGATCGCTTTCTTATGGAATAAACGGAAGCACTGAAAAATCTAGCAACTCATAAATTCGATAGCGTCGCTCTATCAATGGGACATTTACCGCAAGCCTTAATCCGTTTATATCTAGTCCTACTGGAGCCGCTATCGGTATATCATTGCCGTCTTCATCTGGATCTGTCATAGCCTCTCTGAAGCCTCCGACAAGTTGACGAAATCCCACATTCATTATGGTTAAATCAGTCGATGTTGCGCCATCAGAATAAGATTCCTTTAAGTTAATTTCAATGACGATAGTTGTCGTATTGAAGCGAAATTGGTTTCTAAACTGTGGACCTGAAATAGACACGGAACGAATTCGTGCTTGCCGTGTATCTACTGCTAAACCGTCAATAACAAAAGGATTTTGGTTAACTCTATTGACCCAAAACCTAACTGCGTTAATTCCCAATCGCTGATTAGTCGTGATTGTCGCCACCCACAGACTGTCGTCTTTTACAGCAGCAGGATCGAATGGATCACCGGCAGTGTTCACGATTGGTATTCGTGCACCGGCGTTATTAAGAAACCCAGTTGTGGCTAAAACCTGATATTGCTCACTCGACCATGTAACACCTGATGTATCATTTTCAGGGTTTTGAGCTTTCTGCGGGTCAGGTGCGTTCGGGTTGCTTCCACCGCCGCCACCGCCGCCTGCGAATCCAATATCATCTAAGGAATTAGTCTGGTAATTTGCTGTATAAACCCATCCTCGCCACGGATCAGTACACTTGATGTCTACAGAGTGACAATAGGCTCTAAAATCTGAAGGATGCAGATCTCCAATCAGAGGCAGTCCCGCAACACTGCCAGCAGCATAGGCGTCATCTAAGATATCGTCCGTATCAATCTTAAAGGCCCGCGTGTATGAGCGGTTGCCCATATTATTAAAGCCGTCGCGACTTCCGGGGATCTCGCCCAATAACGTCACTGTCATCTGGTCATCCTGTATTAAGCAACCGCGCCGATAGGAATAAATTCAACTTGCGGAGGTCGATTCGCTATTCTGGCTAGATGTCTATTCGCTTCATTTCCGTTTTGTCTGATTGCGACCCACACTGCTTGCTGGCCTGCACCTTGATCTCTTAAAAAGTGCTGAACCTTTAGCGTGTGCGCTTCTGCTGAACCTTTGACTGCAGCCCCTGCTACCTCCGGCTTCCACGCTGCAAGTGCATTCTTTTTTCGTAATGCGTCATTGAATTCTAGTTGTAGCCTTAGATTTTCAACGAGTGTTGGATCAGCACCAGCATCCATCATTCTTTGCAGCATTAAACTTCTTTCAGTCTCAAACCCAAGCAGAATCAGCGTTTGATCCATTTCTTTTCGCAAGGCTTGAGCTGCATCATCTGTTGCTTTCTTGCGTTTCTCCAATGCGTCGTTCAAATCAAGGTTTAGTTGCAAAAGCGCAGCTTGCGCCGGTGTGACCCCTCCAGTAGCCTGCAACCGTCTGAGCATCTGTTCCCTTTCAGTCTCTAAGCCCAAAAGGACTCTCTGTCTATCCATGGTTTCTTCTAGAGTTTTTTTGTACTCATCGGCTCCAGCCTTTTGTTTTTCTAATGCAATATTTTCATCAAGTATTGTCCTTAGCAGCTCAATGTGTTGCGGATTGATGTTTCCTTCGTCGAGCATTTTCTTGAGCATCAATTGTTCGCTTGTCGCGCCATTTAAGATTTTCTGTTTTTGAACTGCTTCTTCCAAAGCATTGTCGTAATTATCCTGAGCTTGTTTTTGGGTTTTTAATGCTTCATTGGTTTCATATTGCAATCGTAGTTTTTCTACGTTTTCTGGAGACACGCCAGTTTCTGCCATTTGTTCAAGAAGCAAACTTCTTTCGGTTTCGATCCCTAAAAGAATTTTTTCCTCGTTTTGTGCTTCTAGTAACTTTTCATTGAAGTCAGTCAATAGTCTTGCGTAGCTTTCCATCGCCTTTAATCTATCGGGACCAGTCATATCCGTTTCATCAGCTAGTGTTTTACCGAACACATCGATTAGCTCACGATGCGCTTTCGCGACACCTAATTCACTAACACGGATCTTTTCGAGTAATTTTTCCGCTTCTATTAACGCTTCACTTTTAATCTCCAAATCCGGCACGATGTCGCCAAATTCACCTAGACTTTCCCGATAGTGCATTACACTGCGAATAGCATCACCGTATTCTTCAACCGTGATTTTATTTTGTGCTAATCGCTCACTTAACTCTTGGCTCGTGATACCGAGTTGTTGCTGCATCGTTGTGAAAATACTGACTTGAGAACCATGCGACTTTAGTATTTTTTCTCCCTCAATCATCATCTGATTGATTTTGTTTTGAGCCGCAGTGATCTCGATATTTCCTGTAAGTGCATCGTATTTAGCCCCGAACATCGCAGCAGTATTGAACCTAGCTGCTTCTATTGAAACCTGACTTAAGGCGTTTCTAAATTGATCAAGGCTTAATTTCCCATCGTAAACATGTCGGCTTAACTGTGTAAAATCCATTCCTAGTTGGTTCGCTAAAATAGCAAATATATTGATACTAGAACCTGATTCTGTCAACTGTTTTTGAATTGCATTCAAGTCTTCCGCAAATACATTTCCACTTACATTAGCCGATAAATACGCAGTTATTAAGGCATCGAACACCTTGACATTACCGCCAGATGCGCTTGATAACTGTTGAACAATTTTTGTTGTGTTTCTTGTTGCGATTCCAGCCGCCACTAATGCTTCTGCGGCATCAATCCAATGTTGACTCCAGTTTTCTACAGCACTTCCTGACATTCCTAATAAAGCATTAAGCCTTTCTTCTTCGATTTGTGCTTTTTTCATCGCTTCAGTCGCTTCTGCTAGGGCATCATCGAAATACCACCACGCAGCGATAGCGGCGAGCAGTCCCGCAGGCACAGCGACAAAAAGCATACTACCTATCGCTACGCCAGCGGCTGTCGCGGCCGCGCCCACTGCTGCAAGAGTAGTGACGACGACACCTATCGCAATCGCAATTCCTACGAATAAAGCTGCAAGAAGACCGAATGCGCTCCACTGATAAATCATTTTCTTCGTCGCATCGCTCAACGAGTCTATTTTTTTGACCATTGAGTTTATGAAATACAAAATCTTAGTTAGGCCTGGCAATAGAACCGCGCCAATTTCACGTCCTATCAACTGAAGGTTTTCTTTGAACTGAAGCCACTGGCCCATCAACGTCATGTTGATTTGTTGTGTCGCTCCATAAAAACGCCCTCCTTCTGCGGTAGCATCCCTGAATGCTTGCGTGACTTCACGAACTGTTACCTTGCCTGCCTCCATCCTGAATCGCAACTGCTGTAGGCTTTCGCCTGTTCTTTGCGAAATATAAAACAGGGGATTCATCCCCGCATTCACCATTTGCAACAGGTCCTGGCCCATGAGCCGTCCCGATGCGGACATTTGACCGAAGGCAATACTCATCCGGTTAAACTTATCAACATCTCCGAGCGCCACGTCACCGATTATTTTTACCAGTTCTGTTGTCTTGCTAAGAGAAACACCGAACTGACCGAGGATTTTCGCTGAGTCCAAAAAGTCCTGAGCACCGAATGGGCTTTCAAGACCTAGTCTATAAAGCTCCTCAATCATGCCCTTAGCTTGAGAAGCTGATCCAGTGAGCACCTGTAACTGCATAGACACTAATTCAAACTCTGCTGCAAGTCTTACCGCTTCACTTAGGCCTTCAAATATGTTGAAAACTACTTTAAGTGCTGCCGCTTTCAGCGCAAACTTATTCAACGCATTTTCTGCGCCAGCCATACCAGAAATAAAGTTGCTGCTATTCGCATTCAGGTTAACTGCCAGCGCACCAATGCTTGCCATCTTACTCCCCTGTCGCTGCTGCCTGCTGTAAGGCCGCTGTAATCAAGACGGAAGATTGTTTTACAGTGTTCTCGTGGTCACGCTGTTCTACCCACGGCGTGAAATCTGCTGCCTTCATATCGCAGCCTAAATACGTCGCGATGATCTCACCGATGATGCTCAACACATACGTGACTGATCTTGAACCAATCGGCTCTATTAGATCCTTAGCGTGCCATTCATCGAACTGTTGAGGAGTCATTTCGTTTAACATCGCATCAACATCGATCGTATGCGCGACATTTTCAGCAAGACGCATCGCCGTCATTCGGCGGGCGTCTCCACGGAGTTTTTTATTGTTTCCTCAATGTCTTGCTTCGACATTCCACTAAGACGCTGACAGGCATCGACGATTCGTTCCATCAATGTCGCAGATTTCTTGCCTAACGCAATAACATCTGCCTCAGTGAATATCTGCTTGCCGTCGTCGTCTCGGCAGCAGGCTACTACCAAACGCTGGCGGAACTCGATGAGCTTTTCATCGTTTGTTTTGCCGCCTTTGCTCATAAAACCTTTTTCGTATTTGCTGCGATCTCCTGCTGTCATCCCGTGAACTGGGATAACGACTCCTTCACCAAACTCGGGGATCGGAACATCCTCACGCGGCATCAAGTTTTGCGTATTAAGAAAAACATCTCTACTGATTACTAAGCGAGTCATAGTCTACGGAACTTTCCTTAAGGTTTATTTTTCACGTATCGTCATCAGAGTCGTCTTCACTGTCCATTTCGCCATCTCTGTACTTCTGGCGATCCGATGGGTCTATGCACTTTGCGAGCATCTCTCGTGAAACTAGCACAGCATCACGACCGACTCTCCAGTTCTTACACACTTCTTCAGCCTCGGCGTCTGCTGGTTCAGCATCACCGTTCTCGACCAGCAGTTTCCCGCCGACCTTATCGACTTCCATTACCGCACCGAGCGGCCACCAAAGCAATCCCCGATCGTCGGTAATGACTTGAGGATCGTCCACATACGCCGCAGCGACATTCAAGTCGCTGCGGATCAATTTGATCTTCATTGTTTTTCCTTATGGGTATGTCATCAGGCCAGTGATTTTTAGCTTCACGTCGCATTTCAAACCGTCGTTCATCGCGCCAGTAAAACCAAAACCTACGGAACACGAAGTGAACACATTGGTAGTTGGCGCAGTATCTGTCGTGGTGATGTTCCACACGCAGTCGGCTGGAGTTGCTATGTAGGCACTGATGGCTTTGTGTCCCGCTAGGGCAGGATCATAAAAGGCTGAGAAATTGAAATTTCCGCCTTCTGAATAACCAGTCTGCGAGTATGTTTTACCAGCACCAGAAGTGTCCACCGTTGTCGAGTCGTACTCTAGCGACTGAGCTCCGTCATGTGAAAACTCAATGATTTGTGCCACTGCTGTCAAAACGGATGAAATCGTTTGCTTAATTACTGTGCCTTTTACTTTTACTTTAGCCATCGAACCGTGCTCCTTTAAACAATGTTAAACTGAACATCTAAATCTAACGTAACCACATGCACACCAACGTCTGAGCCATCTTGGGGAGGCTCATAACTATCGCTTTCATCATTCATAATTACCGCACCAATCGTGTAGTTCCCTGCCGCTCCGGTGTAATCTTGAATGAAAGTTCTTACCGCATTCCCTAACGACTCCGCCTGTACTGATGTTTTCGACTTGCAATCGATATCAAATGTGATGAACCTGAGTTTCCCGCTCGCGCCATCAAGCGATGGGTTTTCTTCTGAACTCATCTGAGTGATGATGACGTATGGCAACAAGGCTTTCTCTGGAGCTTTACTAACATAAACTCGAGTAGAACAAATCGCCGTGATGGTCGATTCGGTAGATAGCAATGCAACTAGACCGCTTTTCATTTATACGCTTCTTTCAACATTTGTTTTCGCGCCCCTATAGCAAAAGCAGTAGTCAGTAATGATTTGCTAGACGTTACATGCTTAATGACGAAATCCGGCATCGTTGATTTCATGCGTCCGACGTATAGCCGATTGCCTTTAATGCCCCATCCATTATTAACATATCTTGGTTTTGTCCCTAAGATCGGCCAGTGCAAATTCTCTGCACCAATACCCCTGCCTTTTTTACCAGCCGCTTTGCGCTCTAGACTTCTCGCTGTACCACGTGATTCTGTGTATGCCCTTTTTTTCCCGACTTTAACGCCGACTTTTAGGATCGAATTGAGTGTAAATCTCGCTCCGCGTTTGCCAAATGAATAACCTATTCCTTTTCGTGCTTCTTTGAATTTTGAAGGGATATTTCGTTTCAGGATCTTTACTGTTTCCTGACCTTCTTTTTGTAGACCTGCTTTTATAATGCGTGTTAGTTTCGGCCCCTTAAACTCACGGATTCGATTGCGAAGTACCGCTAATTCTTTTGGACTGATCACGACTTGAATCTTAATAGCCATCACACCGCTCGCTTAGTCTGAATCTCGATTTCTCTGTGATTCAAATCAATGTCAATCACACTCAGGATCTCATAGGTGACACCCTCAGACACCAGCCGCATCGCAGGCGTAGCGTTTGCCAACTCTGAACAATACTGTGCTTTCCAGACGTGACTGACATCTGCGTTGACTTGATTGACTTTCCAAAACTCACGACCGCCTTTCGACATGACGCTGGCGAAGGTGCGAACATAAGTTCCCCAATTACTGCCCGTCGTAATATCAACGGCTCCATGAGCATCAACGGTCGTGCCTGTGATGCTTTCGATTGTGATTGATTTGTTCATCGAAGAAATGCACGCAGCCATCAGTTCACCTTGTGATATCCAGTCCACTGCAAACCACTGATCAACCGCTGATAATTATCTGAACTGCCACCGCACCCGCCCCACAGGATCTTCGCATACTCCACAATCGCGAGTCTTGCAGCCGTGGGCACGCTTGCCGCCGTCGATCCGTAGCCAGCCACGAACGTAATGGCCACCGCGTTTGGCGTGTTTTGTTCCGTGTGCTCTACCTGTTCGTTCGTATTCAAGACGACCCGTGGTGGCGTGCTGAGGACGTCTGTTGAGTAGCGACTTGATGCAAACGTAGTTGTCGTTCCGTTCAGATCTACATAATTGATTGACGTGATGCTAATGATCGGCGCTAGCCTGATTTCAATTTCGCGGACCCATCGGAATTCGTCCAGATACCCGACAACCGTCTGAGTGATCAATCTGCGGTATGTGTCCGCTTCCACCTGCATCCGTGCCGTCGTCAGGATCAACGACAACTCAGCGTCAAAGTCACACGTTGAACCAATCCGCAGCCTGTATTTCAGGTTTTCGAGCGTGATCGGTTCAATGGCTGGGCCGACTGGGGTTTTGAAACTGCGGCAAATGTTTTTTGTGGACCGCTCGTAGTCGGTTGCTGCTCTGTATTGGAATGCCATTTCGCGAATCCATTTTGCACGAGTGTTGCCATCATTCCCTGACCAAAAGTATCGTTTGTTGTGCCAACGGCACGTCCACGCCAGCCGCGAATAAACTCAATCATCATGTTATGTGATTGCCTTAAAAAACAGGCACTGCAAGTTGCCTTACAGTGCCTGTTGAACGCATCAACTAAGCACGAAGCACTTCGTTAGCACCGATATCGGAAATGCTTTTTGGAGTCTGAGATGCTCGTGAAAGAATCCCAAGGATAGTCACGAATCCTCCAACAGTGCCATCACCCATCGTTGCCGTTACGTCGATAAAACGCTTGCGGCCACGAAGATCAATATCAGCGATCTGAAACGTGTTGTCGTCCGTCGCAGAAGGCAGTGCTGAAGTTGATCCGTCGATATTTGTACTTGTGCCCCAAACCAGACCAGTCACGGCTGCATGGCCCGAACCCGTCGTGTCTGACTCCGTGATTGTCAATGCTGTCATAGCAATGTCGGTTGCACCGAGATATACAACGACCGTCATGTGATTAAAGCCATTGGTGTCAATTTCCGTTGTCGTGAAACTTGCGTTGTCAACGATTGCGGCTGGTGGTGTGATGCTGACGTATTTAACCAAACGTGCAGGGATCATTACTGGATCTCCTAAAAACTGTAATGGAAAATAGCGAGGCGACGAATGCCGCCTCGCATCACTCAAACCTAGGCAGTTGCAAGAGCCACGATTGGCCCTGCAACCGTGTTACTTCCAATGCTGTGAACATTGATGTCCATACGCTGTGAAGATTTGACAGCAATCAGATCGTTAGTAAACAGGCTCACTGAATCGACGTATGCTTCCTTGGAAAATTCCAGAGTCATCTTGCGACGATCTCCGAACGAAGTTGATAAATCGAATCGACCCAACATGACCATGATTCCGCTTGTAGCCGTTGCGATTGGCATGACCTGTGAGAACATCACGGGAATGCCTTGGAACATCGGACGGCGAAATCCATCTTGCAGCTCAGTGCCAGTGACACCGCCCGCTGCGTTAAGCAGTGGAACCATGACCTGATAATAGAACTGGCTGGAGCACAGGAATTTCATGCCCTGCTGTGCGTAAACTGGAACAACACTGATCAACGTCGTAATGTCGGCGATTACGATTGCTGCCCAAGTTGTGCCAGTCGCATCGCGATAGCCCGGAGCCGTGCCGATTGTGGTTGTCGCAAACTGCGCTTTCAAGCCACGAATGTGACCATAAGTCGAAGTGCCGTCGCCGTCGATCAGACACTGATCTTCTTTCAGCGCACTTGCGTAAGCCATTTCAGAAGCCAGCGTGCTACCAAAATCAATTACAGCATCTTCAGACAACTCGCTAGAGTACGTCGAAAGCACTGTCATCTTTTTGGCAGTCAGCCGCACCTGATCATGCACCAAAGTGCTGCTCGTCGCTGCTGAACCTTCGCCCGTGAAATAGGCTGTCAGTCCGCTGCTCCATCGTGGATCTGTCCGGGTGTCCGAGGACATTGGAACAACTTTGCACAGTTGGCGAGCAACGCCAAATTCTTCGCGCAAACGAATCAAATCAGTGCCGAATTCTTCAGGCACGAACAAACCAGATCCAGTGCTGTCACCAGCACCTTCCAAATGCGAGTCATTCATAATGCCGTTCTCACGGCAAAACTTAGTGCTGTTTTCAAATCGGTAAGTTCCCGGCATATCAATCGACGCTTTAGCCAGTGCGTACTGACCAAACCGATATGCCTTTTCTTCAGCCGTGTAGCCTCCAGAATTCGCATTTTTATCATCAATGAACGCCGTCACCTTTGAATGCCGACGTGCTGTTGCTGGAATCGTCCAGCGTTCTTTCGCCTGACCTGGAGGCATAGATGACATGCCTGAACCACGATTAACGATACCTGCAATAGCAGCATCAATTGGAGCCTTGCGTTGTGCGTCTAGGCGAGCTGCTGCCGCTGCCATCTGGCTATCTTGTTCAGCCAAGGCAGAAATCTGGTTGCCAAGGTCATCGACCAGTGCGAGCTTCTGATCGATGTCAGCCGTCTCTGCTGGTGTTAGGCTTTCGTTCTTGCCTGCTGCAAGCAATGCGTCAGCCGCTTCAATCGCAGCGTGTCGCTGATTTTGAAGGTCTGTCATTTTCTCAGTGCGTTTCATGTTAGTCCCTTATTGGCCAGGACTAACGCAAAACGCCAGTCGCTGGCAGGTTTTCGTAATAGAAAATCTGCAAACGACTGGCGTGAAACTTATCACTCAGATCGCATTTTTGCCACGTCGTCTTACTTAAGATTTGGCGGCTGATGCACAAACCATAATTCACTTGCTCTGCATTGTCAACCTGTGTTTCGCAATTCGGTACGCCAGCATTCCGGTCAATCGCTCACGGTCTTGATTTTTCGCTGCTGTTTTCTTGTTGTTCCCGATCGGAATCACTTCGTCAACGAAGCCGATTTCTTTGGCCTGCTGTGCTGTGTACTTCGTTCCGTCGCCTTTGTCGCCTAGCATTGCTGCCGCGATATATTCGTAAGGTTTCTTCGTCTTCGCGGCATAGGTAGCAACCGCCGCTTCGTTAAATTGTTGCAGCCATTCAATGCTGTCTTGCAGATCCGCAATGTGGCCAAAGGCAAACGACAGCCCTTCATGGATCTGGTATGTAGCGTTCGCATAGCACTTCACCGTGTCGCATCCAATCACGGCCAGACTAGCAGCAGACGCCGCCAGTCCCTCAATGATGCCTGTCGTCGGCCCATCGTGTGCCGCCAATGCATTGTGGATCGCCAACCCGTCGAACGCCAGACCGCCCGGAGAGTTCACTCGTAGCGTGACTGGCTTGCCGCGATTGTTACTCAACACTTTGGCAATAGAACCTGAGTCCATGCCCATGTAATCATCCCCGACGACTCCTGTCAGGAATATCTCCACGTTATCGGCAGTTGTGTTCACAATTATGTGAAATGTCTCGTCTTTTAACGAGTTTTCTAGGTTATTTGGCATGTTTAGATTGATTAAACGACGCATTATTTGACCCCTTTCAATAGCTCTGTGATCAGATTTTCCGCCCTTTTATCCCACGAAGCAACGACATCTTGCACGTTTGCTTTTAGGCTACCGACAGTGGACACCGCATGTACGTCAAATAGCATCTTTTTAGATGCTTCAGCGTGTGAAATGATCAGTGTTCTAGCAGATGAACTGCTCATTCCAGGCACTGTGTTCTCCGTCCACGTCGCATAGAAATCATCAATTGCAACCGTGAATTTGTCAGCCTGCATTCCTGCTCGCTGTACAACTCGTGCGCGTTCAATCTTGATCGCCTCCGTCACGGAACTGGTGATCATTGCACGCAACAAAGACGATGCGGCATATTCTGTTTCCGGTAACGGATTTTCTTTAGTCGGTCCTGTTTCAGTTTCTGGTGTCCCCATAGCATCAGGCTCCTCACCTGCGACCACCCAGTTTGCCGGATGGTAAAAGTTGTCGCCACCGTCTTCCTCGTCGGTAATACGTGCCATATTGAGTAGGTTTCTGGCTTCGTTGCGTGTCATTACTCCGCATTCAATCTGCCGATAGATTCCGTTGACTTTCTTTTCAAACTCCATTTGAATCTCAGCCTCGCGGTTAAATTCAATGCAGTGTGTATCCTTAATTCGCTCCTTATCCGTCAGCAGTTTTGAGCGGAATTCTTGTTCCCATTCTTTCAGCCACGGATTCAAACAACGTGCCAAATAGTTTTGCGATTCGCTTTCCAAACTGTTGTGGCTCGTGCGTGTCGCGTCTCCTAGCATGTGCGGAGGCACGCCTGTGATGTTGCTGACAGTTTGCCGAACTTCAAATTCACGGGTTTGTAAAAACTGTGCTTGCTCTGGAGCAATCGACAACGGTTGAAACTTCACTCCATCTTGCAGTAGTGCCACTTTGTGCGCTTGGTTCAATCCCGTCTGCATTGAGTTCCATGCCGCCATTGTATTGCGGATCTTCTCCTCGGAAAAATGACCAGGAACCATTAACAGCCCGGACATATTCGCACCATTCGAAAACAGCCGACCACCAAATTCTTGTGCTGCCATGCCCACGCCGAGTGCGTTGGCCATCAGGCTGATGATCGAATAGCCGATCAGTCCGTTGCGGCCAAGTCCTTTAATGTGCAGCATGTCTCTTGCTGGCACTCGAACTGCTTTTCCTTCCTCATACCAAATGTACCACTTCTGGCCATCGTCCATGATTCTAATCATCACGCCATTTGGATCAATTAAACCTAGCGAAATCGGATTGCCCATCATGTCCCGAGTGATCGGAGCATATCCGTTGCCGTGAACTAGCGCATGCGATGTCAGCACTCGTCGCAGTTCGTCCGCTCTCCACCAAGGCGAAGCCATATCTCGGAGCAACGGAGCGGCGGGATGCGTGTCTGCGTATTTCTTTCCGCCATCTCGTTGCCGTTTGTAAATATCGCATGGCATACCAGCTACGTCGCCACTGATTAGATTGACCGCTCTCCAGAATGGCGCGTAACCTAATGCCGACGCTTCATTGACGTTGACGCCTGAAGTCGTGCGATTATCGCCGCCGTACATTGTACGCCAGCCAGCTTCTTGAATGACTTCATTGCTGACGACTGGGGTTGCGTTGACGACGAATTCAGTGACTCCGTAAACCATGATTCACCCCTAGAAAAGCACAACGCCAGAACCAGATTTACTGTAAACACTGACATCAAGTCCATTTCGAATCGCTAGTGCAAGGCCCATTGCGGATGCTGTCATGCCGTCTATTTTTTCCGCACTGCTTCCTTTATCAAATCTCAGGTTTCCATTCGCATCTTCCTTGCCTACAGCATTCGATGCCATCCATCTGAAAACCAAATTTCCATCATGCCGAAACTTCTTGTTTCCTAGCATCGTGATCCATTGCTTGATTGGTTCATTGTAAGTCGAAAATGTCTGAGGCATAGAGATTATGATTTGATCTGGCAATCCAAGTTCTTTGAGCCGCTGCGTTACTCCTGTCGCGTTCCACGGATCGAATCCTATCATTCTGAGATCGAACTCTTGAGTGATCTCGACGATCCTAGATGCGATGTATGCGTTATCGACTTCATTGCCTTCGGTTACTTCGACGTGACCTTTAACAGCAAACGCCCTGACGATTCTTCTATCCTGTTCTGCCTTCTTATCAATGTTGTCTTTTGGTATCCAGAAGTACGGAAAGATAGCACATCCTCCATCTTCCTCTGGGAACACTAAACTGAATGCAGTCACGTCTCTTGTTGTGCTTAAATCGAGTCCAGCATAACATGTGCGACCAGCATAATCTTCTATCTTAATATCCGTTGCACATTTGTCCCATTCGTTCATTTGTATAATACGAGCTTCCTGCTCAGTCCACTGATTTAGATGCAGTCGCCTAAACGTGTTTTCAAATGCTGGTTCCTGCTTCGCTCGATCACATTGCTGTTGCAAATACTCTAATGAAATCCCGCATCCGATAGACGGGTTCGCTTTAGCCCAGACTTTAGGGTCTTGCCAATCGTCTTCGATTTCTGCTGCATAGAGCACAGGATAAAAACTATCATCCTCAAGGTTGCCATCGATGATTGCTTTGGCTTTCATCCATAGATCCCAGCACAAACTGCTTCTGTCGTGTCCTGCTGTCGTGATCCCTATCGTTAAGGGTTGCGTTCTAGCACCCGTAGATGTCTCAAGCACGTCCCAAAGGTCTCGATCTCTCTGCGTATGTACTTCGTCAAACAAAATGGCTGAGGCATTGAATCCATGCGCCCCCTCACTGTCTGCTGAAATAACACGGTAAACGCTTTTGGTTTTTAAATCCGCAATTCGCTTGGCGTGCTTTCGTACTAACAGTTTCTTTGACATGATTGGATCAGCTTCGACCATCCCCGTAGCAATATCATAGATGATTGATGCTTGATCTCGTGAATACGCTGCTCCGTAGACTTCTCCAGATTCTTCCGCGTCACACGAAAGCATGTATAATCCAAGACCCGCAAGCCAGGTAGATTTTCCGTTCTTTCTGGGTACTGCAATAAACACCGTTCGGTATTTACGGCGACCGTTTGACACTTGCTTCCAGCCGAAAATGTCCGCTGTGATTTTTTCTTGCCAAGGAAGTAGCTTGAACTGCTGACCAGCCATTCCTCCTTTAAGGTGACGCAGGAACAGCGGGAAGAAATCTACTGCGCGTTTTGCTTCATCTGCGTCATAGTAGAATTTGCGATCTGGGGATTTTTCCGGCTTCATCCAAAATATGCCTGACGTGGATCTTTAGGTGCTGACTCAACAATACTGATTGCTTGAACACCCGCGCGGCTTGATGGAGTCATCCCAAATTCACACTCAATACGCCTACACTCTTCGGACACCTGAATCCATGCCCGATATGACGCGCGAAGCTGCGTAGTTCCGGAATTCGTATCTTCCGTAATTCCATTCGTGGTGATGTCGTCATTTAGTATATCCCATCGAGCCATCGCACAGCAGTATCGTTTGAGAATGTTGCGGTGATCCGACGACAAGATGCCGAGCATTTTGATCTTAGGAATCAGCCATTTCCAATACACGCCTGCCGCTGCAGTCATTTTCGGTTGTGGAGGTGCATCAACAGGAGGCTTCGGTTCCAGCGCACGAGTTTTTGGATGAACGTACTTTTCGCTTTTAGATCCGACCAGCTTCAGCAGGGCTGTCGGCTGGTTTTGACCACCACGTTTTGCCATTTGTGGATTCCCCCTTAGCATTAAGTATGCCGGATGAACACTTTTCATGCAACTTATATCCTAAATTCGCTGGAAAAAACGTGAATGCT